TTAGATCGTCTTGGGAGTTCATTGACTACACATTCAACATTCGTGAAGTCAGTCGTGGGTTCACCCATCAGTTTGTAAGAACTCGTCAAGCTTCCTACGCTCANCAATCTCAAAGNACAGTTGACATGTTTGGGTTTAGCTATTATGTCCCAGAACGCATTGAGAACAATCCAGAAGCTCTGGAGGCATATGACAANGCAATGACCGATATTGCCGACGCATATCAAAAGTTGAGAGAGTTCGTCCCTGCAGAAGATGCACGTGGCATCCTCCCAACAAACATCCACACCAATATCGTAGCTAAGTTCAACCTGCGAACATTGAGTGAGATGGCTAAATCACGCTTGAGCCCACGTGCCCAAGGTGAATACCAGCAAGTGTTTAAGTTAATGGTTAAGGAAGTTGTAAATGTTCACCCATGGGCTGAACCGTTCTTAACCCCAACCCAGTGGGCTGCACCATCAATGGGCAAGTCACTAAATCCATAGGAGTCAAAATGACATTTAAGCAAAAGTACAATCAAGAATTTATCGACAGAGTTCATTCAATGAAAGATAACTTTGAAAAGTCTGAGATAGCTAAAGATTTAAATGTTACTGTAAGAACCATAAGCTACATTTTAAATAAAAGAAAACCATCGATCAAAGTTCAATATACAAAGGTCGAGGAAGCAACTCAAGAAGTTGATAGCATATGGAATAAAGTAAAAAAGAGATTTACTTTTAAACTTAAATAGAATAAAATTCTGTTATTGAGAAAGGAACAACATGAATATATTTTACTTGGACTCTGCTCCAGAAAAAGCAGCAATTATGCACTGTGATAAGCACTGTGTTAAAATGATACTCGAGACTGCACAACTGCTATGCACTGCGCACCGAGAGCTAGATGGCGACGATCATTGTGACAAGAATGATCTTTACAAGTCTGCTTTTAAAAATCACCCTTCAGCTGTATGGGTAAGGCAGTGTGCTGATAACTATTGGTGGGCATATTACTTGCTTGTTAATCTTTGTGAGCAATACGAAATTAGGTATGGCAAAACCCATGAATGCGAAAGGTTGCTAACACCTTTATTAACATTGCCCTTACACATGCCTATTGATAAAGACTTTACACCTCCACCCCAGTGCATGCCTGATCAATACAAAGGTGATGACACTGTAAAAGCTTACAGAGACTATTATTTAGGAGAGAAGATGAGCTTCGCAGTATGGAAGAACACGGAGGTGCCATCGTGGGTAAACGTATAATCATTGCTGACCTAGACGGAACTCTATCTGACTATGGTCACCGCATACACCTGTACAAAGATAAAGATTACAAAGCTTTTAACAAAGCAGGCATAGGTGATAAACCCATAGAAAATATTTGTAACATTGTAAGGATGCTCCAAGACGCAGAAACTGAGATTGTTGTAATGACTGCTCGTGATGAGAGTTGTCGCAGGGACACTTCTAAATGGTTAAGGATAAATGATGTTCCTTATGATAGGCTTATTATGCGACCTTTAAAAAACATGTCGCCAGACGCAGATTGTAAAAGGAAGTTGTTAGAAGATAATTTCGATTACAAAGACATCTGGTTCGTTTTAGAAGATAGGCAATCGGTTGTTGATATGTGGCGTGGCGAGGGATTAACCTGCCTGCAAGTTGCTCCAGGAGATTTCTAATGAACCTTAAAATCAGAGGGAATGATATCGAACTTAATAACCAGAAAATAGGAAGGTTGTTCGATATAACTAATTTCCAAAAACAAGAACTAGAAGAGCTTTTTGATAAAGCAAACAACTATGAAGATGATGTTGAAAAAGGCTTTCAAGACGGGAAATCAGAAAATGAATAAAGATGCAGCTAAAATCTTAGAGGAGATGGCAGAAACATTTCGTGAACGTAATAAAGTCTATGGCGACAATTACAAATCAGTCGGTGAAGTTATGGTTGCATTGTTCCCTAAAGGCATTGATTTAAAAACGGTTGACGATTATAATGTCTGGCATCTTTTTGAGCTTATGATTGTTAAAATTACAAGGTTCGCTAACAGCGATCTTAAACACAAAGACTCAATACACGATGCAGCAGTTTATGCAGCAATGGTCGAGTCATTAATAAAAGGAGAAAACTATGGTTAAAATTTTGATTACAGGCTCTGGTAAAGGTCTTGGCTTGGCTTTACACGATGAACTTAAAAACCAAGGTCACACAGTTTATGACTATGATATTAAAGACAATGCAGATGTCCGCAACCCTGACTTCTTAGATTCAATCCAAGAACTAGACATATTGATAAATAATGCTGGTGTTAATATAATTGATTGGCTTGAAAACTTTACAGAAGATCAGTGGGACAAAGTTATGGACACCAATGCTAAAGGCATTTACATGATGGCTAAAGCTTGCTTGCCGATGTTAATAAAAAGCAAAGGCACAATAGTAAACATTGTTAGCAATGCAGCCCACATGCCTATGACTTGTTCTCTCGCATACAATGCTTCTAAAGCTGCAGCCCACATAATGACTTTACAGATGGCTCGTGAGCTTACAAAAAAGCATGGCATAACTGTATTCGGCATTGCTCCTAATAAATTATCTGGCACTGGCATGAGTGATTCAATAGACGAGCAAGTTGTTAAAACTCGTGGCTGGAGCAAAGAGTATGCTCAAGAGTATCAATTGAATGGATTGTTAACAGGTGAAGAAACACCTCCTAAATTATTAGCAGAGTTCGTTGCCTATTTACTTAAAGACAAACAGCATCACAAGTATCTTACTGGATGCATTTTACCCTATGGAGCTTAAAATGAAATTTACTATTGAACAAATCGCTATCTGCCCAAAGAACCCAACCGCTGCAAAAAAACTATTGACTGAGATAGGAGCAGCAGATTGGGTTGAAGATCATGTTGTTGCAACTGGATTGGTTTACGGAGACCATGGAACAAATGAAGCAGACCTATCTTTTAACTATGATATCTTCTCTGGGAAAGAGTTTGAAGTTTTAGACTACACATCAGGGAATAATTGGATGGACTCTGAAAAGAGAGGCAGGAACAGTGTTAGTCACCTTGGGATGCACTGCACTGAAGATGAGCTTACTTTATGGAGATCTTTTTTTGAAGAAAGAGACATTAAAGTCGCACAGCAGGTTTTCACAGACTCTCACACCAATGCAGCAATCGCAGGCAAGAGATCTTACAACTATGTTATTTTTGATACTAAAGATATACTAGGTGTTGATCTTAAATTTATTGTTAGGATAAATAAGTAATGATAGTATTTGATCTAGAAACAACTGGCTTGCCTAAAGCTGAAGGTTCTGATTTAGATCTACAGCCTAGGATAATTGAGTTCGGTGCAATCCGATTTACCGATGGTAATTTTGAGGAGTATGATCGACTAGAATTTATGTGCAATCCTGGACACATTCTAGACCCTAAGATAACAAAAATAACTGGGATAACAGACGAAGACCTAAAAGACAAAAAACCGTTTGTTGCTCACTATAAAGATCTGTGTAAATTCTTTTTGGGCGAGACTTCTATGGCTGCACACAATTTACCTTTCGACAGGAAGATATTAAGGTTTGAACTAGAAAGGCTCGATAAGGTGACTAAGTTTCCTTGGCCAATGGATCATATTTGCACAGTTGAAGTTGGGCAAAGCGTCTGGGGAAAAATGCGCAAGCTCGGAGACATCTATGAAGAAATAATGGGCAAGAAGATAGAAGGTGCTCACAGATCTCTAAATGATGTTGAAGCAACAATAGAAATTATTAAGTGGTATAAAAAAGAAGGACACATATAATGGCAATATCAATAATAGGCTTCCTTGTAGGGACACTAATTGTAGCAGTGTTGATGTATAATTAATGCTACACATAAAGACTCGCACTGAATATTCATTCCGCAAGGCTTATGGACCAATAAATAACCTTGTTGAGATGGCAGGCAAGGCTATGGGCATAGCAGACTCTGGAACTTGGGGACATGTTCCATTTAACAATGCTTGTAAAAAAGCAGGAGTCAAGCCTATATTCGGAGCTGAGATTGCTGTTGTAGAAGACGCAACCGAGAGAACTAAGCAAACAGCAAACACAATGTCTTTTATTGCTAAGAATAATTCTGGCTTGTCTGAGATATATGAACTCGTTACAAAAAGCACAGCCAAAGAGAATTTTTATTATTTCCCTAGAATGAGCTACTCCGATCTGTTTGATATATCTGAAAATGTAATAATACTAAGTGGAACACACCCTCAGTGGGGACTTCTTCCATTGGCCAGAAAAGATGATCTTTACATTGAGATTAATCCAATGAGTTCTCGTGCTTCTTTAGAGTTCTCTAAAACAAAAGGATTTAAAACTGTAGCAACTTCTGACAATTATTATCCTAAAGTTACAGACAGAAAAGCCTATGAAGTTCTGGTAGGGATGAACAGAACAGAACGCACCAAGCCAATGCACTTATTAAATGAATATGAGCTTAAAGACTGTGTTCCTTGGTTGCCAGATGAAGCTATACAAAACACATACAAAATAGCAGACATGTGCAATGTTGATTTGCCTGTTGCTCAGATGATATCTTTTACACCAGATAAAAGTTTAGAGCAGATGTGTATAGATGCAGCACCCTCTAGAGGGATAGACCTAACAGATAAAGTTTACAAAGATCGTTTAACCAGAGAAATAGAAATGATCGCAAGTAAAAAGTTCGAAGATTATTTTTATGTTATTGCTGATATGATTAATTATGCAAAGCAACATATGATGGTTGGTCCAGCTCGTGGTTCGAGTGCTGGGTCTTTAGTTTGTTACTTAACAGGAATTACAGATGTTGACCCTATAAAGTTCGATTTATTGTTCGAAAGGTTCATAGACATCACTCGTGCTGACCTGCCTGATATAGATATAGATTTCCAGGATGACCGCAGGGAGATGGTTTTCCAGTATTTACGAGATAAGTATGGTGCGGAAAAAGTTGCTCACCTAGGAACTGTTAGTCGATATAAAGCTAAGAGCACAATAACAGAAGTTGCTAAAGAACTAGGAATTCCAGCTTGGGAAGTGAACGACCTAAAAGGTGCGATCATAGAACGGAGTGGTGGAGATGCTCGTGCTGCAATGTGTATTATGGATACGTTCAACGACCTAGACATCGGCAAGGCAGTCCTAGCAAAGTTCCCGCAAATGAAGATAGCTGAGAAGATGGAGAATCACGCTAGGCACTCTGGCGTTCATGCTGCAGGGATAATCGTAACAGAAGATCCAGTAAGCAATTATTGCTCTGTTAGTGCTCAAAGTGGTGCAGCTCAGATAGATAAGCACGACGCAGAAAGCTTAAACCTTTTAAAAATAGATGCTTTAGGTCTCAGGACTTTATCTGTTTTGAACGATGTGTTGGAGCAGGTTGGTTGGGAAAAAGAAAAAATCATTAACTTCCCTCTAGAAGATAAAGAGGCTTTTGATGTCCTCAATAAAGAAAGACACGCAGGAATATTTCAGTTTGAAGGCTATGCACTGCAGTCATTAACTCGTCAGATGAAAATAAGCAACTTCGAGGATATTGCTTCAATTACTGCTCTGGCTCGTCCTGGACCATTAACGTCTGGTGGCACAACAAAGTATATAAAAAGAAAGATTGGAGAAGAGCCTGTAACATACCTCCACCCACTAGCTGAAGAGATAACAAAAGTTACATTCGGTGTTGTCGTTTATCAAGAGCAAGTCATGACAATAGCTCGTGATGTCGGCAAGTTGAGTTGGGAAGATGTTTCACAATTACGCAAGGCAATGAGTAAATCTTTAGGCGAAGAGTTCTTTGATCGATATTGGCAGAAGTTTAAAGTGGGTGCGGAAGAACAAGGCATACCAGAGGACGAGTCAATAAAGATATGGAAGAACATAAACACAATGGGGTCTTGGGCATTTAATAGGTCGCATGCTATTTCCTATGGATTGGTCAGCTATTGGTGTTGTGTTTTAAAAAGTCGCTTCCCATTAGAGTTTGCTGCAGCATGCCTCAGGAATGTAAAAGACGAAGACCAAGGTGTAAAACTATTAAGAGAAGTTGTAAAAGAAGGATTGGTCTATAAACCATACGACAAATTTAAATCTAGCCTTAACTGGTCTGTACAAGACGGAGAGTTGATTGGTGGTCTTATAGGTATAAAAGGTCTTGGTCCAAAGCTCGCAGCAGACATAGTTGAACGGAGGAGATTGAATCAACCTTTAACTCCAAGGCAAGACAAGCTCTTAGATTCAGGAGAAACACCATACGACGATATATTCGAGTGTGAACGCAGGTTCGGTCATATTAAACAAGATCCCTCTGCACACAACATTAAAACACCAATAGAAGACATTCATAATTTAGAAGCTGACAATCCTGGAGAGTTTGTTGTATTCGGTAAGCTCGTTGAAAAGAACCTCAGAGATTTAAACGAAGCTGTAAACTTAGTAAAAAGAGGTGGTCGCAGAGCCGAGACTCACAATCTCTGGTTAAACATGAAGTTCGAAGATGACACTGGTCCAATACTAGCAGGCATCGATAGATTTAAATATCCCAAGCTCGGCAAACCAATAGTTGAAGACGGTAAGTTGGGTGATTGGTATCTTCTAAAAGGCAAAATCAAAAAAGGCTTTAGAAAATTAAATATAGAGAAGTGGCGTAAGCTCACATAAGTCATTGTTTTTAAATTGAAAGAAAGTTCTTTACTTCTCTGGCGTAATAAGATACACTCTNTATATTGATTGAGAAAGGAAACAAAAATCATGAACAAGCATAATCCTCTTCAAAGAAAAATTACTGACTGGACTGGCAAGCAGAGAGTAACATGGTGTGGACCATTTTCAGTTGCTACTGTAGCAGGCACTGAATATGAACCAGCATACCAAACTCTTAAAACGATCCGTGGCAAGCGTCATTGTAAAGGTGTTAGCAATACTAACATCGCATCAGCTTGTAAAAAGCTAGGCATAAAAGGCAAGTGGACAACACTCGATAAAAAACGCAAGTTGAGCAAGTTCGTGCCTGAGAACCTAGAGCAAGGCAAAGTTTATATAATTCAAGTCACTCGCCATGTTCTCGTTATGGACACTCGTGACTGGACTACAATCGACAATCAAGTTCCTGAGTGGAGAGCAATGGATGCTTCGCATCACTGGAGCAACAAACTGGTTCATGCTTTTTACGAAGTTGAGAATCCTAAGTTTGACAGCCAGTGCGACGATCAATTTACTTTCGATTTCGATCTGGTGGCTGCATGATAGAAACAGCACTCATGTGCCTAGCTTTGAATATTTATTTTGAGGCTAGGTCAGAACCAATCCAAGGTCAAATAGCAATAGCGGAAGTCACTCTTAACAGGGTGGCTTCTTCTGATTATCCGAATGACATCTGCGGAGTTGTATTACAAGAAAATAAAGACGGTTGCCAATTCAGTTGGTGGTGCGATGGCAAGTCCGATTATCCTAAAGAGCACAACTCTTTAAGAACATCTAAAGCCTTAGCAGAGCTAATGATAGCAGAGGGTCAATATATAAGTGTCATAGGGTCTGAAGCAACTCACTATCACAATGATGAGGTTAATCCATATTGGGCAGACAAATTGCAAAGAATAAAACGTGTCGGGAAACATATTTTTTACAAGAAAAAAGACATCGATTTATTGCGTCCTTTGCCCAGACCTTATAATCTTTTTTGGTAAAAACTTATAAGTGATTGTTTTTAAAGGAATCAAAGTTGTTTACCTTTTTAAATAAATAAGATATACTCTATTAATAATTTGAGAAAGGAAAAAATTATGGGAATTTTTATACCAACATATTCAGGATACAACAGACCTTGGACTAAAGAGCAGATCATTGCTCGTGGCATTCAGAAGAAAAAATTTGCAGCTCAAGAAAAGGCAAGACTTATGGCTCCTCAGAACAAAGCTAAATTCAACGAAGATAATCCAGGACTGATAGATGCTCTTAGAGAAGTAGTATCTTGGAACACTTTTGCAGCATCTTTAGTCGAGCAGTTTGATGATCGTGGTTCATTGTCCGANAAGCAGACAGGTGCTGCAGTTGCAATGCTTATGAAGGTAAAAGCTAGCAAGGCTAACAAAGCTGAAGCNCCTACCGTCGATCTTAGCAATGTAGCTGAAATGTTCAGCAAAGCTCATGAGGCTATTAAAACTCCTAAGTTCCGTTTTGAGGATCTTGTTATTTCTCGAGCTCCAGACCATGGTGTAAATGCAGGTGCTTTATATGTTAAGATTGAAGGTGAGTATGCAGGTAAAGTAAAAGAGGGTAAATTCTTTGCTAATAATGATCTTTTTAAAAGGAGTGGTTTTAAACTATCTGCTCAAGGAGTTCGTTCTAAGCTTGAGCAGATCTCTAAAGATCCTCTTTCTGCAGCAGTTGCTTATGGTCGCAGGACTGGTAACTGTGCTTGTTGTGGTCGAGACCTAACTAGGCACGATAGCATTGAGCGAGGCATCGGACCAATATGTGCAGAAAGGTTCGGACTGTGAAAATAACCAAAGCAGACTTCGGCAAATATTGCGTCATCAAGTGTAAGCTTGATGGCGACACATTTGAGAAATTATCTAGCCTTCCTGGATATAAAAAGTGGGTTGGCAGAGATCTGCTTTTTGATCCGACTGGTGCGAACATTGAACGGTTGCATAAGTTCTTCCCTAATGCGGAGTGGGATGAGTCTGCAATGCCTGACCTAGATAAGTACATCCGAAACTTAAAAGACATGGAAGAAAACCTCAGAATGAAAGAAGCTGACCTTCCTAGCAATGACGATTATGATTTTAAGACTAAGCCTTTCGACCACCAACGCAAAGCATTCTATATGAGTCGAGACAAAAAGTCTTTTGCTTTGTTGATGGAACAAGGAACAGGCAAAACTAAAGTTATCATAGACAATGCTGCATACCTTTATGGCAAAGGTGAAATTACTGCACTCGTTGTTATTGCTCCTAATGGAGTCCACCGCAACTGGATAAGAGAAGTCAACACTCATATGCCTGATTGGTGTCCTAGAAAGTCGTTCTATTATACTTCAAATATGACCAAGTCTAGGGTTGCTGAGTTCGATGAAATTTATACTTCCGAGCAGGCTTTAAAAATATTCACTTTTAATGTTGAAGCTTTTACTAGCCCGAAAGCAATCTACTATATGCAAAAAATATTATTAGCAAATAAGGTTATGCTTGTTGTTGACGAGAGTTCTAGAATTAAACGTCCTGGAGCAAAACGAACAAAGATCATAACTAAGTTTTCTAAGTTAGCAGCATTTAAAAGAATAATGACAGGCACTCCAGTAACAAAAGGTGCGGAAGATGTTTATTCGCAGTTCAAATTTTTAGACCCTCAAATACTAGGCTATGATAGCTTTTATTCTTTTAAGGCTCGTTATTGTGTTATGGGTGGCTTCGAAAATAAACAAGTCATCTCTTACCAGAATGTCGACGAACTAACTCGCAATATCGAGGGTCACAGCTACAGAGTTCTTAAAAAAGACTGCTTAGATCTGCCTTCTAAAATATACCAACGTCATTATGTAGAAATGACTCCTGAACAAAAGAAGCTTTATCAGAACATGAAGAAGACTTTCGTCGCAGAGTTAGATGGTGAGACTATCGATGCTCCCGAAGCTATAACAAGGTTGTTAAGGCTTCAACAGATATTATGCGGTTGGTTTCCTAGCGAGGATGGAGTGCAACCTATAAACGATAAAAATCCTCGTATAGAAGCCCTAAAAGAGATACTTAGCGACATTGACTCTAAAGTGATCATATGGGCACGTTTTAAAGCTGATTTAAGAGCCATAGAGAGGGCATTAGGAGAATTAGCAGTTAGTTATCACGGAGACGTAACAACAGACGCTAGAGAGATCGCAGTCGACCGTTTTCAGAATGACCCTAAGATACAATATTTTATCGGTCAACCTCAATCTGGTGGCATAGGTTTAACACTGACTGCAGCAGATTATGCTATTTATTATTCCAACTCTTTCGACCTAGAGCAACGCATGCAATCGGAAGACAGATGTCATCGTATAGGAACAAAAAATAATGTTACTTATATAGATATCGAAACTCGCAAGTCAGTCGACAGCAAGATTATAAAAGCCTTGCGAGACAAAAAGAACATCGCTGATGTTATAACAAAAGACCCAATATCAATATTTATGTCGGAGGACGAGGATGAGTGAAAGTAATTTCTGGACGCTAGTAAGAAACAATCTGCCTTTAAAAATGTGGAGAGTCGAAAATAAAGTTATGAAAGGTATGCCAGATGTTCATTATTTAGACAACGGTAAGTCTGGTTGGGTCGAGTTGAAATATCTTAAAAAATGGCCAAAGAAAAGGTTCAACAGCGGATTAAAACTAAATCAAGTTTTCTGGGCAAAAGAGTATGTAAAAAGAAAAGGCAAATCTTGCATACTAATAAGAATAGAAAGAGACTTTACTGCTTTAGTTAATGGCGAGCATGCAATGGACTTATACAACAGACCTTCTAAGTCTGACTTTTTAAAGATTTGTTCTTTTTACAAAAAAGGAAATATGACGAAATCAGACTGGCACGAGCTTGCTGAAATGATAACCTCTGGAGAAACAAAATGGTAGCATGGATGCGAAGCCCATTGTATAATTATCTTGTAGAATATAAATCACATTCAGTTTTAAAAAACGAAACAAGATTAATATACATTTATGCAACTAGCGAAATAAATGCAAAAGAAATACTAGCAGATTATAAAGTCTTGTCTGTTGAGAAATTATAATTTAGGCTTCTTTTCTCTACTGAATCCGAAGTAAGCACCCACCAATCCACTAAGAGCTATATATTGCGTCATTATAGCTCCGTCAGCGTGTGCCATGCGCACAGGATCCCAGATCGTTGCTATCGTTGTCACCGTCATAAGAGCCAATGCTATGTAACACATTATTCGTCTGTTGCTCTGGTAAGCTTTTTTATCTGGTATCATTTCATTCATTTTACTATCATCCATGCTGGGTGCGGAGGTGTTATTGAATCTAAGTATGCAAGTATTAATACAGAAATTGTAAAAAGCAACTGACTAGGGCTTAAACTCAATTGCTGCCCAGATTAACAAACCCCCTCCACCTATTGTAATGCTCAAACCTAAGAGTATTGATAAAACATTTAATATTCTGTTCTTGCGAGCAACCGCAGCATATTTAGATTGCCTGTCTC